TTGGGTAGATGATACGCTACTTGAAATGATCGAGCCAAACCACTAAACACAAAAAACCCCAGCAAGCAACTAAGCCTGTTGGGGTTTATAAACTGTGGGTAAGCTTAAGAGAAGCTAAGACCATCAGTACCACTTATCGTGATGCTGAGTGTACTAAGTTCTTCGTTAGGGGCATTAACCGACAGCGAGGAAACTATTCCATTACCAGCAAACTTCTGACCAGAGACTTGCTCTTCAAATTCAAAAGCTACCGGTTCTCCTACTTCCATCATTTCGAAAAGGTAAGAGATGTTCGCATCTGATCCAGTTGGATCAAGTGACACGAGGTGTTCTGCACTGATATCCCAGTTACGCTGAGCAGCACATTGTGATAACCAACCTGCGGTCTGTTTAACAGAACCATCTAACAAGTTAGCATTAACATTTAAAGTCGTTGATACAGCGAACGCAACATCAGATGTACCAGCATCAGTACCAGCTACGATCGTGTAATTCACGTTTGTAAGCTCGTTAGACGCATTAGACACATTGATCTCTTGTTCACCATTGACTAATGAGGTGATAGTTACGTTAGCACCATTTAAAACAGCACTATAATTCGTAAGGGCATCCATAGCAACTTGAACTGCTGACGCTAAGCCACTTGGAGTTAAACCAGTGGTGTCAATAGTTTGGTCGCTTTCGCCTCCAACTAAGTTTGACAAAACGATGTCACCTCCAGTAGAGGTAACACCGCCGAATGTCATTTTAATAACTTCCGCAGAGGCTACAGTAACTTTCTTAAGTAGTAGGTCGTGACCTTTAATTGTAGCCATAATTTCTGTGGTTTAAATATTATAAGTTAGATGCAGTAAGTGATCCTGTTCCGTTGAACGAAGCAGAAACTGTAGCAAGCTCCTCGTTTGCAGCATTGATCGAGATAGAGCTAACAAGAGCGTTACCTTCAAATTTTGCTACTGCACCAGTACCTTCACCAAATACCAATACTACTTCTGTACCAGCAACGAATGCTGTATACAATTCAGATACGCCATAACTTAATGAAAAGTCAACGAGCATTTCTGAACTTACGTCCCAAGACTTTTGTCCTGCGATTTGATCCAACCAACCAGCTGACTCCTTCGTTGAAGCGTCAAGCAAGTTTGAGTTGATGTTTAGGGTAGCAGAAGTAGCTTTACCTACTAATGTACCACCGATGTAGACCTCTAGGTCATTACCTTTGATTGCAGCCATTTTAATTTGCTTTTATCGATTATAAAAAATTTTGTACCTACTAATAAATGAGTAAGCTATTGCAGAAGCATCTTGTGGATCAATGAAATCAAAAGCATGACTAATACCTTCACGATAGAAAATCTTAGCTATGTTTCCAGTCTCACCGTCCTCCATTGCATTCCTGACAGCGTCATTTATCTGAATAGCTTCCAACACGTCCGTTGATATTGAATAGAATTCAACAACAAATTCGTCAGTGTCTGAGTGTTCAGATTTAGTGTTGTGTGGAACTTCTTCCAGTACCGTAAATACGATAGCCGGAACCGAGTGACCTTCGGGTACGATTACAGGAAAAATGTTCTCGCCAACCAAAGTGTCGAGAGCTGAATCTCCTGATAGAATCGTGTATATTTCCTCTAGTACTTTCATTATCCAAAGTGTTTTTTAATTGCCTTGCCAAGCTGAATCTGCACTTCCTTTTGTAGATTCTTAGCCACCAATTCATGGGTTGATTCGTAACTACGTTTTACGATCGGATCAGCTTTGATCTTACCAACACGACGGCCAGTAGATTTCTGAATACGATCATCAGTTCCTAATTCAATCCAATGTGCGTGGTGACCCTTGTAGCCTTTACCAATTCGAGCCCCAACAAAAATATTGGGATTCTCCTTAGACTTACCAGTCTTATTACCTATCGATTTCTCGATGTTTCCAGTAGGTCCTTTATGATTAGTTCCTATAGCCGTTTTGATCTTCTTACGAAGAGGAGCGGCAGCCGATCTCTCAGCCCTAAGCAAGTGAGTACGCCTAATAGAATCGGGAAGCTTTTGAAACTCCTTCATCAACGCATTAATCTCAACTTGATCAATAGATATAGTAACAGCCATTAGTTCTTGCTGTTGGCAATGATCTCCATAAATACTTGACGACCAGCTCCGAATTCACGGACTGCTTCGATAGCATAAATCTTACCATTGTAAGTTATTCTCATGTTGGCATCAACCAAACCGTCATAGCGAATCACAAATATTGTGTCGCCTTCTCCATAAAATAGTCTATCCTTTTCGTTACCAGAAATAGCAGCTTTTGCACCAAGCTCTCTATGAGAAGCCCAGCGTTCAGCCAAGGTAGACCACGACTCAACTTTCCCACCAACACTGTTACGCGTTGAGGTCTTGCTTTCGATCGTTATCCGTCTATCTAGTTTTCCAGCTTGCATTAGATATGAGTATTTTTGTAATGGTTCAACAAATGATTTGATTGCTTTAAAAACCTGGAGTTTGCATCCTCACGAGTATCATACAATGACGCAACCTTAAGAAGAATCGCAGACTTTACAATAGGTGGAAATTCAACCACTTCATGTCCTGCCTGATATCTCACTTTGACATCAAATAAGTCGGTAACTCTTTCATCAGAAATAAGTATGTCAATAGTAGCTCCATACTCCTCTTCAAACACACGAAAGTTATTGCTCGATAGTGTGCGTTCGATTGGGGAACCATTCTTAACTTCATCTCTGACAATTGCACCGTCAAATTCTGAAATTCCATCAACTGAAGTCGAATCAATCCATTCACCATAAGTGAACTTAATTGAGTCAACTGAAATGAAGGGTGCATTAATAATCTCTATCTGACGTGGCAAATAATCGATCTGGTATTCGTATACCTTTTTCGTTAGATCAAGACCAAGGTAAACCTCAGCCTCATCAAATGCCGCATCAATAAGCGATGTTATCAATACATCTTCTGCAGTATGCTCAACACGTAGATATTCCTTTACCTCAGCCAACGTGATGTAGTCTGCAGCATAGGTTGATCTTGATATTAATTTTGTGCGAGCCATATTAGTTTAATTAAAGTGAAAAAGCCCGAGGCCGAAGCCCCGAGCATTCTCTATTTGTGATCTATGAATTAGGCGATTGTACCATTCAATCCAACAACTGGGATGTAAAGCTTTTCAGCAGCATCACCCATGAATTTGAAGTCCATACGACGAAGACCGAACACACCAACTTGGTCGTTCAAAGCATAAAGCTCGTTCAATCTCTTAACACGCATTCCTTTAACTTCACGAAGAGTAAACACTTTGTCCAACTGACCGAAAAGGATAGCAGGAACAGACTGAGCTGCATCAGCAGTACCACCAGTACCTACTTCGTTCATGATTGGCATGTTGTCATTCAATACGATTTCGTAACCACGGAAAGTTGGTACGCCACCTTTAGAGAAATCTGGAACCATCAATGAGCGACCATCAGCATCACTAAGAGCTTGAAGTTGCAAGTAAGTTGCAGTGTGCATGTAGAATTTAGAACCGTTACGGTAAGCAGCATCGATAGCATAAATAGTATCTTGCTCAAGAGAGAACAAAGTAGTTGCTTTCTTGTAGATAGCAGCATCCTCAGCACCTAATACAGCCGCCATAGAAGGAATGATACCATCAAATCCGTGACCACCAGCTACAGTACCATTAAGAAGCATCCAGTCTAAGCTACGCTCAGCTCTTTCCATCAACGTCTTCATAACGTAACCTTCAATGTCGAAGTCACTGTCTTCCAAAATCTCGTAAGATAATTTCATCTCACCAGTTGTGTACTTACGTGCGTTCAATTCAACTTCACGGAATTTGATACCGTTAGCAGAACCAACTGCAGCAGCTTCAGAGATCAAGCTAAGACCACCACCAGCAGCATCAGCAGCAACGTTGTCTTCAAACGTGAACATAGGAACACGGATAGTGTTAGCCTTAGCAGTTTGTAAAACATTAACGTAACCACGTACAGCGTTACGAGCACGAGTATCTTCTATGATAGAATCCCACTCGTCTAATACAGTGTAACCTAGATCAGCTGATCCGTCCATTGGCTCGCCTTGGTTAGCACCTACAGCTAGAGCAGCACGCTCTTCAGCGTTCATGTTGTTCCATCCGCGCTTGATGTAGCTACGGAAAATTGTTTTCTTGTCCATTTGTTTTGTTTCAATTACAGGGTTTTCAATTACTTCAGAACGAACCTCCTGGATAGGCTCCTCCTTGACTTCTGGAGTGTTTTCCATCGTCTCCATCACAGCGATGTTAGAACGAACTTCTTCCTCAGTTGCTTTCAATGCATTGAATGCCTCAACCTCTTCAGAAGTAAGCTTACGCTCTTCTCCTTTAGCAGTCTCGATCATTCCTTCCATTTGTGCAAGGATGTCTGCGCGTTCTTCTAATAGACCTTTGATTTCCATCTTAGATTTCTTTTAGAGTGTTAATAAAATTTGAATATTCATCGAGCATAACTTTACGTTCTTCTGTTTCCTTCTTAGCAGCCTCAAGTTGTGCAGCAGTCTCTTCCTTGATATTCTCAAGTGTACGCTGAGCAATTTTAGCATCGTTGTAAGCAGGTAATGAAACGATAGAAACTTCAAAAAGGTCTTCAACCTTCGTGATTGTTCTTTCGTATGTCCCATCCTGACGCTCAGTCCATTTATCCTCACCAACAGTAAAGGCAAATGAATTTTCTTGGATATCACCACGTGCTATCAAAACATTTAAGTCACGACCAAGACTTGTTTCAGGAAGATCGATCTTGTACTTAAGACCTCTTTCATCAACACTAAGCTCTAAAGTACCAGCAGATTCTCTCGCCAATAACTTAGACCAATCGTGATCTACTAATGCTCTAACATCACGCTTTCCGATAACTCCTTCGAATGCGCTAGGATCAATTCGCTCTACAAATCCACCAAGATCGTTCGACCAAGAATTGAATACAGCAGCATAGCCTTCAACGACCATTGCATCTGCTCCGACTCTGGTTTCTCCACCCTGGTAAGAGCGCTTTTCCATGTTTTCTTGCATGTTCATAATTTTAATTAGTTAGACAGATTTTCCTCGCTGTCGTTAACTTCCGTTTCCTCTACAATACCGGCTTGATCAAGACGAGCAAGATTAACCTGTACAAAAGGAGTATCACCATTTTCTACTGGGTTAAGACCTTCTTGAGAACGAATCTCATTTGGCGTTAAAGCTCCCAAATTAAATAGTGTATTATAGTACTGTGCGCGATCGGCAGCAGTCGCTCTTAAATAAGAACGTGTGTCGAAATCTACAACAGTAGTTGTTTTTTCTCTTTCACGAAGAAGCTTGCGACATACTTCTGCCTCGATTTTACTTAACCAAGGACCTAGGGTGTACTGCAAAAATTCTCGTGATTGTTGCTCGATGTTGTTATTCGTTGATCTTTCCAAGTCACCAATTAAGTGTGGAGGTACTCCGAACAAACGAGCGATGTCGCCAATACCAAATTGAGCAGACTCGATAAGTTGAGCCTGAGCAGGAGTAAGCGAACGTTGTTTGAATTCTAAGTTAGAAGGAATGATTGGAGTCTTGTTGGTCTTCTTAGATCCAGAGTAAGACTTTTGCCAAGCTCTAGCAATAGAATCAATTTGCTCTTTCTTAAGAGGAGCATTAGCTTGAAGGTAACCATTGAAGTGAGCACCATTTTCGATAAAGCTAAGAGAGTACTGACGTGTTTCTATGTCAGTCTTGATCATTGCTTCGCCAAAAAATAATGGACTAATACCAATGTATCCGTCCAATGATTGTCCTTTAATATGTAAGATGTCATCAGACTTGTAAAGGATTGGCTTCATTGCCTTTCCTTCTTCTGCTGGTGGCATGTAAGTGTACTCAACTTTATCAAGACCTGTTTTTATAATGGTCATTGATTCAGCTGGTAAACGATAGAGAGCGATTGGGTTCATTCTGCGGTCTCTTTTTATTACCGCATAAAAATTCCCGTCTAGTAACAAATCAGTTAACATAAGCTCCTTAAATTCTACGCACGTTTGTACGCTGTTGGGAGCATAATTAAATAACTTATAGACAGGGTGGTTGTAGTCAATAACTTGATTTGATCCTTCGTACTTCTTTACAGATAGTGGAAGACCAGAAATTGCTTGAGAGATAACACGAACTGATGCGTAGACTGCAGAAGACTTAAGTGCCTTCTTCTTAGTTAGTTTGTCTACGCTTGTGAAATCATCTTCGAATGAATAGGCTCTCTCCTTGTATGCTGCAATTGCTTCCTGATCTGTAGCTGGTACAGTTGCATTGAAGCGTTTTGCTAGATTATCTAGGAGTCCCATAAAAATGTGTTGATTAGTAAACGTTTATATTATTATAACGCGCGAGCACCCTTTGTATTTGAATGATACTTAGATCATGAAAATTTCAATATCGCCGGCTGCCAATTCCTCTCTGTGTGCCTCAACATATGCAAAGCAGTTAACAGTAGCGGCAATGGAATCTATTTTGTGAGCGGCCTTTGACTTGTCAATACGAATGTTTGCGCTAGCATCTTGGTATATTACAACATTACCAGCTTGCCAGGTGTACAGCGAGTTAGGTTCAAAATTAAATCTTTTGTCGTAGATAGCCTTTTCCATACTCTTAGTAGGAAAGGATAATGACTGAATTGACTGTTTGATCATTTCAACTGGTATACCATCGTTGTAAAGGTCGGTAGCGAGCTTACCACCATTCCATGGGTCAATAGCTACACTGATGACATTGTACTCGTCTGCGATCTCGTAAATACGTTTCTGAATAAAGTTCCA